CGCAAACACCGCACTGGTGACGACATAGGCGTTCGTGCCGTCGTCATAGTACGAGAGCCAATAGGTACCAGCGGTGCTGATCGTGCTAGCCAAGTTCGCATCGCCCTTGGTCGTAGCTGCCAAGCTGATCGCATGACCGCCGGTGTTAATCAGCAGGATGTTGCCCGACTGACCAGCGGTGTGGTTGGTGAACGTCAATGTGCCAGAGCCGCTTGGGGTGCACTTGAAGTTGTTCGTGGCGTTCTGGTCAAAACTCAAGTCGTTGTCCGTGGTGATAGTACCACGCTGACTGACCGTAAACGTCTGCGCCGCATCGGTGACAGCGTTGTCCGCATCGAATGCCTGCACGTCTGAGCCAATAGCCACGCCAAGGTTCGTTCTAGCGGTAGCGGCGTCAGACGCTCCTGTGCCACCGTCTGCCACAGCTAAGTCAGTAATTCCGCTGATTGAGCCACCAGTAATCGAGACACTGCTGGAGTCCTGCGTGGCAATGCTGCCTAGTCCAAGGCTGGTCCTTGCTCCGCTTGCCGTGGTTGCATTGGTGCCACCGTTGGCCAATGGCAAAGTGCCGGTAACCTGGCTGGTAAGATCGACACTGCCGGTAAGGTCAGAAGCAGCTACCTGACTCCATGTAGGATCAGTGCCGTCAGACTTGAGAAAATAACCGCTAGCTCCAATGCCCAGCTTCTGAAGAGCACTGGCACCACGGGTGATAATGTCACCACGTGTGTCCGTGGGATCACTGATAGCTCCAAGGTTGGTACGTGCCCCGGCAGCTGTGGTAGCCCCTGTGCCACCACTGGCTATGGGAACTGTATTCAAGCTGACAGTCACAGCACCAGTGGCTTGGTCTACTGCAACCGGAGTCGTAGCTGCCAAGCTGGCAACACCGGCCAGCGCACTGGCCAAGGTTGATTTACGAACCTTGAACGTTTGGCCTGCACTGATGTCTACAATTGGGAGAACATCATCATCGGCCAGATCAGCTTCTTCAAGCTCTGTAAGCTCTGTGATCTTTTTGTTTGTAGCCATTTAACTCTCCACCCAATCTATAAATAATGTAGCCGTGCCTGCGCTAGCGATAGCTGCAATCTTTTCACCATCTCCTGCTCCCGGCGAAGAGTCAGGACGCACTATAACAAAATCGTGATCACCTTCGTGAATAAAACTACTGGTACCGTCTGTCAGGGCCGTGGGGTTGTTACCTACTTTGAAAAAAGTCAGCGGTGATCCGCTGGTACCGTGCGCTGTCAGGTGAGCAATGCCACTGCCAAAGGGGCAGGTACCGCTCTGCGCACTAGTGGTAGTTACGCTTATCTGCTCACTAGAGTTAATGCGATGAGCATGTGGATGCTGGCGAACCATTTATCCCTCCAAGAACGTAACGTTTACCGTGGCTGTTCCAATGCTGGCAACTTTTTCTCCGTCCGTTGCAGTAGGAGAACTATCTCCACGGATAACAAAATAATCCGCATCAGCCGGGTCAATGCGCGTACTTGCTGCTGTGGCAGTTGGGTTAGGCCCGATTGCGATATTAACAGCAGCACTGGTTGCAATGCGAGCAATAGTGCAGCCAAAGGGAGCACGTCCGCTCTGCGCACTGGTGCCTGTGCTGGTGATGTTCTCGCTGCTGATAATGCGAGAAGCAATGTTGTTCTGGTAAGCCATGTCTATGCCTTTATGTTTTTGTCAGAGTTCATTTCAAATCCAAGCTCAATGCCTTTGAGCTTCAGTTCTTCTTCTTTCAGCGCCATTTCATGCTCTACTTCTATGCGCTCAAGTTCCAGCTTGGCTGCTTTGATCTCAAGTTCTTTTGCCTTGACCTCTGCTTCAAGCTGCGTGGCCTGTGCAATTGTCATCTGGGCCTGTGCCTGAATTTGGCCTAGCTGTTCTTGAGCACTTGGCGGAGGCGGCTCTGTGGGCGGCGTACTGATAAACTTGTCTACGTTCTTGATGCCCATCTCGTCTGCTATCTCGCGAACCAAGTTGTAGACGTTACCCGGCTGTATCATGCCTTGGGTCTGCTGCCCGACTTTTTCGATCAGGCCAGCAAAGTTGCTAATGTTCTGTAGCCGGACATCCTGATCACCGTAGCCAATGCCCACTTCAATGTCTACGTCTAGGTCTTCTCGCCAGCTGCTAGGATCAATCTGGAAGTAGTTGTTATTCAACCGGACAACCTTCTTGCGATCCTCGTACCGCTGGATCAGGTTGTAGATCGACTTGAACATGTTCCTTACGCCGGTGTCTGCAAAGACCCTAGCAATTAGCTCCAGCCGTCCTTGAGCATTGGTCAGTGCAGCGGTGACTGCACCAGTGGTTACGTGCGTTTTCAGAACGTCTGCGCTAAGTCCCTGCGTCTTGGGATTGACACCAGTGCGACCGCTCTTGATGTCTTCCCAGTATTGGAGCATCTGGAAGCTATACGGCTGAAGGCTAGGCGTCTGGATAGGCTGTAGCGCATTGGGGCTGCGTGTACGAACAATGCCACCGGGCCTGTTGGTCAGCAGGTCGTCAATGTTGACTTGGCCTTCTACAACTTGGAACCTGCCATTGTTGGACAGGTACATATTGTCTAGCAGGTTTCTGGTTAGCGTAGACCGAATCAGCTGAATGTCTTCTACAGTTTCTGCTACAGACAGTCCGTAGAACTTGTGCGGAATCGGAATAGGACAGACGGTGCTAAACGGAATGTAGTCGATAGGCTCAATGTCTAACAACTCTGAACCAGCGTGACAGATTTTGTGCAGCACACTGATTCCGCTGCCGTCCATGTCCAGCTTGACATAGGACTCATAAACCTGGACAATCATTTCGCTGTCAGCGGCAGCTTGGTTAGGATATACGTCCGTGGAGTCATAGGCGTGTCTGGCCATGTACTCTTGGCTGGTGGTGATATCGTCTGCACCACCTGTGTAGCCGGGGAGGTCTTCCACCACATCCGGATCAAATCCCATCTGGAGCAGTTCGCTTTTGGACTTGTGCGAACGATGGCAAATGAACCGAGCATCTTCTAACGTCTTGGCACCACGGTTGATCAGGAACTCTTCCGGTGGTACGTTTTCAATGGTGACTTTGCCCTCCATCGATGTCCTTGCAAAGGTGACATCGTGGAAGACCTCTTCGACCTGCACTATGTCTCCGGTGAACGGGTCAGCCTGCTCGCTGATCGTTACCGTTTCTTCATGCTCTACAACTTCTAGCTCGTCGTCCTGCTGGAGCAGCGAGTATTCCTGCTCTGTAAGGTTCTGATATGACTCTGTGGTGGTCTTTTCGACCTCTTCCCAGTAGTGTTTGACAATGCCAACCTTCTGCATCAGCGCGTCAAGGAACATGTTATATAGCACCATAAACCCGTCGTTCTGCTTGTAGAACACGTGATTTACGTACTTGGTGGCCTGTTCTGCCACCTCTTCATCCTCCGGACCCTCTGGTACAAACTTGACCACCCTGTCTCCAGCTGTGAAAATGCGCATCAAGCTGGGCATCATCCACATCAGGGTATCTTGGACATCGGTGACTACGACTTGGCTACGTCCGTCTTCCTCGTTGCCAAACGGTTCTCCATAGAAATACTCCATGGAGCGTTCCCGCTGGGAGCTTATCTCGGAATCCATGTAGTCCGAGGAGCCATTGATCTCGCTTTCTACAAGACCAATGATTTCCTCTTCAGTCATATTATGAGCCATTTTTTCTCTTTCTCCCGGAGGCTGTCACAGACCAGTTTACCCTGCCGGGTCCAGTTTTCTTTTTAGCTTCAGACTTTGAAATTCGTTTTGCCACGTTCTTAGGACGACAGGCAGGGTATCCACGCTTGTCTTTTTTGCCACTGCGGCCACAAGGCTTTCCGGTTTTGACATCCACCCACTGTTCGTCAAACCACTTGCCTAGGCCACCTCTACGCTTTCTTGCTCTTCGCACGTTTCTTTACCCTGTTATCGGCACCTGACCATGTGCCACCCATGCGTTTGTATTCCTTTGCAGCCCAAGCGTTTGCATATGCGCTTGGATAGACTTTGAACTTAGCTCTGGCCTTTGCCTTGGCACGTGACCACTTGGCCGGGTCGTTAGGCTTTGACTTTCCTCTTGCCATTCTTTTTTACCTTTTTCAGATCAGCAGCAGTAATCTTGTTCCTAGGTGGTGCGACCCGTGCCAGCTTTTTCTGCTTTGGGCTGTATTTGCTAAATGGCATTAGAGATAAATACCTTTGTTAGGATCAATTGATTTTATGTAGTCTTCGCGCTTTTTACGTTTTTTCTCTTGTTCTTCTTTTTCTTTTTTAATTCTATCCCGATTGCCTAACATTTTTTTGTACATTTGGCGGCGGAGTTTCAATCGTTCAAAAGGATTTAAGTCCATTATACTATTCCTGCGCTGGAGTATTTGATTTCTTGTTCGAATCCGTATCTACGGTAGTGTGTTTTGTTTTTAAGCTTCTCGCCAAAGCGTTCAACTGAGAGCACTGCGTATCTCATTGCTGAGATCAGGTCGTCTTTGATCGGAACTACTTTTCCGTTTTTCCGATGATAGAGACGCATTTCTTCCATAGTTTCTGTACAGGACTCAAAAATTTGCAAACGGCCTGTTTCAAACCGTTGTAGCATTTCGCTGATGCCTGCTTCAATCGAGTTATTACCATTTAGCTTACCTTCTGCTGGCGGGTTGGTAAAGTGTTGTGGTAGCATATAGACACCTAGGTCTCTGTACTGCTGTGCCAGCTGAATGCCGGAGCCTTTGTCATGCTGTAGTCCATCGTGTGGAAAGGCTACAGGTATGCCCGGTGTCCTGCCGTTGAGTGCTGCTGCATGTGTCAGAGGTGTCTCTTTGCTTCTCCTGTATTCGTCATAGACGTAAATTATGTCATCGTCTGCGTCAAATGCGACCCAACTGATGGCAGTGGGG